ACCGTATCTATTTTTCATAACATGAACTCTTCCTGTTCCTAATACTTTATCTTCTTTTTGTCTGGATAGTGATATACAAATATCTGCTACCATCATTTTATCGTAACTACCAGCAGCTTTATCTCCTTCAATGACGCTATCTCTAGCACCCATTCTATTTACTTGTGACGGAGTTAAAATAGGTATCTTAAGTTCTTTTGCTAATCCTTTTGTAGCAATAAATACATCGTCAATTTCATCTTTTCTTTCTGAGTTTCTTCCTCTAGAAGGAGCTTTTAAGTAATCGACATAGTCAATAATAATAATATCAGGTTTATGATCCATATCCGTACATTTCTGAATATGTGATTTAATCGTATTGACTGATGCTCCTTTAGGAGGGTATTCTTTTACTATTAGTTTACCTTTGAGGTTATCAACATATTTTTGAACTTCTTCCCTATGTTCGTTAATCTCATCGATAGTATAACCAGTGAAATAACAATCGAACCTTTTACCCACATAATCTTCTCCGAGTTCCAAAGTGTAATAATTGACTTTATAGCCCATCTGAACAGCATGAGCAGCAATAGCAACCATAGTCCAAGACTTACCACCTCCCGGAGAGCCAAAAACAATACCCAAGTCACCAGGTCCAAATCCACCTTGGATACCATCATTGAAGACAGGCCAAGGAGTAGGAATAGTAGGACGGTAGTTGTCACGATAACGTGTTTCAATATCTTTATTATATTCATGTCCAATATTTTTATCCATACCAGCCTTCATAGCTTTTTCAATAGTATTTCTTATACCATCAAAATCACTTTCCTTTAATAAGTCAGCTGAATTAAGGATTGCGTTTTTCATTTCTTGATTCTGGCAGAATTTATTAAACTCTTCTTGCACGTATGCTACATCGTCTGTAGATGCTTCGTAAGAGTGTCTTAATTCTTCCTTAAGTGCTACTTTAAGCACTTCGTTCTCTACTTTCTGTAGCTTTACTTTAAGTACATCCATTGTAATATTGGTATGGTACTTATCAAAATAACTACATACTTCTGAGATAATCCACTTATGTGAATCTGCATCGAAGTAATGATCGTGGAGTACGTCTCTAACATTCAGTAAGAATGTTTTATCGGTAAGGAGCGATCCTAATACTTTTAGTTGAAATCCTTTTCCGTACTCTTGAAGTCTTTTTAATGTCATCTATAACCGTTTTAATGTTCTATTAATATAATTAATTTTTGCCTAATAACCAACTAGATGATTGTATTTTATTCCCTAATCCGTCAATTAATTCTATTCCGTACTGTTCACACACTTTTCTTTCTGGAATCGTATCATTATTTTGATCTCCACCATTAGCGAAAGCTAATTTATATGTTTCGTGAAACTTACTAAACATTAGTTTTAAACTTTCTACTTGTGTGCTATCTTTATCTACAGAAATCCAAGCCATATCTACAATAGTTAGAGCTCTAATAATAGCAATTCGTTCTTCTTCATCTTGAAAAAATTTAGATCCTTTTAATTCTCTCTGGTGATCATTATTTACAATTACAATTAAAGCATCACCAGCTTCTTTTGCTTTTTCAAATAACTCAAGATGACCTTTGTGCAGCGGATTAAAGTACCCGCTAACTATTATTGCTTTTTTCATAACTTTCTGCGATTAATTGTTTAAACTTAGTTGTTGACCATCCATGGTCTCTATTCATATAATGAATAGGTATTTTAAGATTATCTCCAGTAAAAGGTTTATTAATATAATCATCACCTAAGAACCTCAAATCGAATTCTCCTAATTTTAATAAATCTAGTAACTGTTCTTCATACGTATATCTGATAACATCATCTACGTACTTAATGCTTTCTAACATTTCTTTTCTTTCATCGGGTGAAAGTATAGGTTTAAGTTTATGAGGTCTCTCTATTGAAGGATCAGTATGTAAGAGAATAATTAAACAGTCACAGTTTTCCTTCATTTCTTTAAACATCGCAATATACCCTGGGTGTAGTACGTCAAAATTTCCTGCTATTACTCCTTTTATCATAAACTATTATTTTTATACATAAAAATGTCATCTACTAAATAATCTATACCTTTCATTGCTTCGGGTAAGTTTACATTTGAAACATCTTTTCTTATTACTTTTAATCTTTCTATAATTTCTTCTCCAC